CCTTGAAGTTTCGTGACGCTTCGTCAACCTTGCCCGTAACCAAGTCTTGAAGTGCTCCGCCAAACAACTCACCGGGCATGATGCTGATTTTATCCATCAGACCATCAAGACCTTCTGCTGAGGTAAACACCACATCAATGTATTCAGCAATGCTTCGAGCAAAGGCTTTGACCTTTTTTGCTACCCGGTTTCTAGACGACTCGTTACCCCGTTCTCTCTTCTGCTCCTCAAGTTGCTCCTTGGCATTCTCGTCGGTCATGTCAATGTCATTGCCTGTAACTTCTTTGTAGGCAATCTCGAACTGTCTGTCGTACTCCTGCTTGGCCTCGAACAGCTCCGCTTGCAGTGCGCTACGACCAAAGGCCACCATGTCGGCAAGAGTTGCGTTCACAATATCTAATGCCGCCACCTTGTTTGCGTCCGTATCTTCCATGACCAACGAGTTGTTCAGCTCGATAATCATTTGGAGAGTAACCATCTCCATCTGCTCGGCAACGGTAGCGTCGGGCTTCTTGTCTAACTCATTCCATTGCCTCTGCAATTCTTCGTTTGCCTCGGCCACCTGCTCTGCTGTTGCATCTTCAGGCAGAATAGAGTCTCTAATCTTCTCTATCTGCTCGCGTGTGGCGAGGTCAACCTTGACACCTTTCTTTCTTCCGCTTTGCAGTGCCTCGTAGTCAGCGTTCAGAATCTTGGAGATATTTCTCTTTAGCCTCTGTACGTTCTTGCTGATAACGAACTCCTCAATCTCTCCTTGAAGGTTTTCAAGATTGTCTCTGTTGGCTATCTCAACCTTACGAAGCAAGTCCAAGACCTCCTTCTTGGTGTAAAGCTCAGGCGGCAACGCTTGACGGATGAAGTTTCTCATCGCACGCTTCACGGACTGAATGTCTCTCTGACCTTTCAGTCTTTCTCTTACGGCGAACCGAGCACGACGAACCTTGGCCGCCATGTCTTGCGTTGGTCTGATGCCCACGTTCTTTTGTAGTGCAGAAATCAGTTGAGCTTGCTGAGTGGAAAGTCCCTTGCGGAATTTGGTAACGCCCTTCTCTACAAACGTATCGCCTTCCTGCTTGAACTCAGGCTGTGACTCCATGAACTCAATCATGGCGGTCATAATCTCTTGCTCAGTCAGTGGCTTAACACGTCTGCTGTTCTTACGTCTTTCTACTGCTTCGAACTGAGTAATCTTTCCGTTGACCTCGTCACGCTTTGCGTCACGCTTTGCTACGAGGTCACGCCTAAACTCAGCCACCTTGCTACGCATCTCAGTAGAAGACATGGGTGTCTTTCTGCGCTTGTTGTTGCGCTCAAGTTTCGCCTTGTACTTGTCTACCTTCTCCTGAATCTGAGCGTTGGTGTCGTAGGTAGCACGCAATCTTTGAGCAAACTCAACGACCATAGCTTTGATTTCAGCATCGGTCTTGTAGGTGCTGCGAGCATTTCTTCTCTCCAACTTCTTGCGGAAGTTCTCGACCTTCTTGTACAAAGCCTCGCCTGCTCTGATACCACCCTTCATGTTCTTGAACGCATCAGGCAGCTTCTCAAAAGCATCGCGCGATACCTCAAGCGCAGCATCTACCACCTCGGCTTTCATCTTGCGAACGCGAATCAGGTAGTCACGGATGGTGGCATCACGGAAGTTTGCATCTCGCGCTTCTGAGATGATGTCATTCATCGACTTCTGCTGACGACGGGCAGGGCTAAACTCAGTGCTTGCGGGGATAGCTCCCTTTGTCTTCAAGCCCATGCCACGCGCCACACCTGCAGCAAGCTGTGGGGTAGCCTCAACAAGAAGGTCTTGGTTGTCTTTCTTGAAGATAATCTTAGCCGTAGTAGAGAGGTTTCTGTAGCCTCTTTTACTCGGAGGAACAAACCTATCCGAGTCTTTGTCGGTAAACTTTCTTTCAAAGACACCAACGCCTTTCTTTTTGGCGAGCTTTCTGACTCTTTTGTCAGCCTCCTCTTGCAACTCCTCTGCAATGCGTGTTTCGCCGACCGCAAACTCCTGAAGGTTTTCTTGGATGGGGTACAACCCATCGAACAAGAAGTGCTCACCTGTGCTAGGTAGCTTTCCGTTAAACTGCGGGTGGGTAAAGCCCTTGGTTTCCACCTCAGCCATCAACCCTGCTACGTCTGCTGACTTAGGAACGGTCATCTTAAATCCGCCAACCAAGAAGCCACCCTTGTCTTCCTTGAGGTTATTCTCACCAATCAACCTCACATCACCGTACTCCATGAGGAAGTCCTGCAGGTTGAATCCCGCGTCCTTCAACATAGTCTTGTACATAGGTGTAGACTTGTTTGTTCTCGTTTCAGGAGATGCAATAATCATCGCCTTTAGCATCTCACGACGCACATCAAATGTGGTGTCTGCAATCCACTCTTGAGCAAACTCGTTCTCCGTAAACTTTGACGGGTCACGCAACAAGTCAATCAGCTTCTGCTCCGTTTGTTTTTTCTTGAGAGCGTCTCGAATTGTCTTATTCGTTTGCAGGAGCTTGGCGACCTCATCAACCATCAGTTGATATGCAGCACCGTCAGCTTCCTGAAGTTGCTTCAGAGCGCGTCCTAGGTACTTACCACCGTAGTAGTTGCCAATGGTAGCCGATGGGTTCTGAACCATCACCATCACACCAATCACATCACCTGCGTTGAAGTTCTTGGCAATCTTAGCCATCGTCTTCTTTGCGACCTCAGTATCGAGCGAAGCGAATCCGATGTTGCCTGCAAGGTTTTCTTTGAATGCCGTGTATCCAAAGCCACCATCAACACGCTCGTTGTTGCTGTCGAACCCAACCTTGGTAGCATCAGATGTGACGGCAAAAACTCTGCCTCCCACTGATTCCACAAACTCTTGCATGGATACCACAGGTATTTCCTCTACAAAGTCAATACCCTTGAATACATCCTTGTCCTGTCGGGGCTGAGGCTTGCTTGTAGTTTCGGTGGGAGTTACAACCTCACCCTCTGAGTATGGTATCTGCTCAAGCAGCGCAATGTCAGTCTCCTCGATAATCTCACCCTTACGTGTCTTACGTGCAATGGTGTTGAGCAAGTCAACCACACTTTCATCGGTCTTACCAAAGTCAGAACCAAGCTCGATACCAAAGCGACGTGCGATATTTTTAAGGAACTCAACAACCTTAGACTTGGCAGGCTTGGCAAGGGTGCGGTACTCAGAAGACAAGATGCCAACCAACTCAGCCAATCTCTCTTCGTTTTGGAAGTTGGCTTCATAGTTAGCCGCGAAGTCATCAATACGCTTTGCCAAGGCGGAGTCGTCCTTCAGCGTTTTGCGCACGGACATAATCATATTCTCCGCAGCCCTAGCTGCATTCTCATCAGTCTTTACCTTCTCGATAAATACTGCGTGGAAGATTTCGTGAGGCACGCTTGACGCAGTGGCTGACGACAAGTTGACGTGGATGACTTGTTCTTCAGGAATATACTCCGCCCGTCCATCACGTCCCGTAAATCTTAAAAACTCATCGTTGCTTTCGTGAAGCACGATACGCACGTTGGGCAACACCTTTGAGATAGCTCTCGCTCCCAACTTAGCCGTTCTTACAACCCTATCCCTCACCTTTCTTTGGTCAGGAGTAAAGGACACGTCACCCTTTTTATTGAGGCTTAGATTGTCACCAACCCTTTCGGTGGTATCTGTTTCTTCTCCAAAGAACTCTTCGATATCACCCGCCTCTTCTTCCGTAACATCCTCAGACACCTCTTCTTCCTGTGTCTTTGAGGACACGCCTTCTTCAGTGAACTCAGTAATACCCTCTTCCGCTTCTTGTTGAGCTTGCTGTTCAGCGGCGTTCTGCTCAATCATCTCTTCAATCCTCGCATCAATAGCTGCGATACGAGCATCGTTTCTTTTTCTAAGCACGGGTCTAAGACCCTCGTTCTTTGACTGAAGTTTTTGTTGCTCAAGAAGTAACTGAACCACTTCCTTTTGTTGCGCCTCCGTAAAGTCTACAGGCATCTTGCCCTGCTCAATCTGAGGGAGAACGCCAAGCAGTTGGTTCAACTCAGCCTCAGCCTTTTTCGCTTGCTCCAAAGTCATGTCCCCTGCAGCAACCTTTTGCTTCAGCTCTGTGAGGTACATCTTCTTGTAGTTGGAGTCCTTAGAGATTTCCTTGAACAGACTCCATTGCTCATCAGACATCTCTTGGAGCTTGTTGCCTTGCGCCATAGTCGCGGCTGCAGGGATAGTTCCCATGACAAAACCACCAACCATTTCTTGCGCACCTGCATACAATGCATCCACGAAATACTCTGTGAAAGTGTCAGGGGTCTCGAACATCTCCTTCTCTTTGACAGAGTTGTAAATGTCTTTGATGCCTGACTCTGCAATCTCTTGGAAGAAGCCCGTCTCAAACTCGGCAATACCGCCCGCGCCAATAGTAAGCAACCCACGAGCAATCAAGCTCTCTACGTCTTGCTTGATAAATTCACCGAAAGATTTTGCTGTAGTGCTTGACGTAGACTTTCCGATAGCTCTTGCTACCAAGCCATTCAACAACCCTTTTTGCGCAATCACGTTACGGAATCCCAAGGTTTCGAGTGCTCCCACTGCAATGCCAATGGGTACTGTCACCATGCGCTTCTCGTCCTCGCTTACGCCGTCAAACTCAGGGCTGCCCTCCATCTCATCATACACCGCTTCTGACGCAAGAGCATACATCTGCGCTGTGCGTTGCGCCCATCCTGCCGGGCCTGCTCCACCGAGCATCGCGGGAAGTGACTCAGCCAATCCCAAGATTGCTCCGCCCCAAAACCCTTCGGACTGCATCTTTTCGTACTGCTCCGTGGTGTTGTCAGAGGTCATCAACTCACGCACACCCTTGTCGATGGCATCGACCATACCGAGTTCAGTATCGGTGTTGGCAGCTATTTGTGAGAATGGGTTTCTAAACCTGTCTCCTCCGTAGAGAGTCTGCTTTAGAAATTGGTCTTTGTCCTTGGCGAGGATTTTATCATAGACATCCGGGTGGTTTTGCTTGACATACAAAGCACGACCCCTATCGGTGTCAATGTTTGAGGGAATCTCAACATCATACTGAGAAGCATTAGATGCCACCAAAGCATACTCTTCTTCCTCACCTACAGCAATGTCATAGGTCAGACGACTAACGCCTCTAGCCGTAGCTTTTGCAGTCTTGGATGCCGCACCTAACATGAACTTGTTGAAGACAGCGGTCATAAACTCGCCTTGCTCGCCTTCCATCATGTAGTATTCGCCCGCAACCCTATCGAGTTCAGCTCCGCGTTGTTTGAAGGTTTGCTCCTTTTCAAGCATTTGCTCGTACTGAGCCATGTACTGCTTTTGCATTTGCAAAGCCTGCTCGTACTGAGCCTTCAGTTCGGGATTGTCTCTCAGGTATTCTCTGCTGTAACCTTCAAGCCTTTGGAGTTCTACGGCAAAGTCTGCGTACTCCTCGGTGAATGCCTTTACATCCTTAGCAAAGTTTTCCGTCTGCTCATTAAAGACTTCTACAGTCTTTAGAATCTCTTCTTCATTGTTCGCCACGATGCGTTGACCCGCAATCGCATTAAGTGCAGTATTGTCCGACTTGTTTTCTCTTAAGAATGCCTCTAGCTTTTTCGCTTCAGCCTCATCTTTCATTCCCAAGAAAGTGTCTAAGTCTATCTCAGCTTTTTGCCCATTGCGTGCTGTAACGGTCAATGCATCTCCGATGCCTGTCTCCTCAAACGTGAAGCCATAATCGCCAAACAAGTAGTTTAACTTAGGTACGGCATACTCCTCAGTGCCATCAATCAATTCTGCGTTGACTTCACTCAGAGCATTGTCAAATGGGTCAAAGTCTGCTGACAGTCTTTCTTGGTCAAACAAAGTACCCTCGAACTCGTCAGGTCTTAACTGAGCCAAGCGACGGAAGTCGCCCTGCAAGACTTGGTCACGGGTAATAGTATCAACCTCTTCGCCTTCTCCACCTAAAAACTGTATTACACCAAGCTCTTTTGCTCGGAGCACAGCGGGGTCATTGGGGTCATTGATATCCTGAACCTCAATCGTTTCAAACCCTCCGTCCTCAGTGGGAAAAAGAGTAGGAATAAGGTATTGATTGTCCGGCCCTGTAGAAACAAGCTGCGGGTCTACGCCTTCAGGGTATACACCTGCCAAAGCCCGCGAAGTTTCAATCGCTTTATTGGTGATTTGAAGCTCTTCAGGCTGTGTGTCATCCGCTGTCTTAACCTCAAAGGCAGCCGTGTTAATCTCTTGTAAGTCCGACAAACCATCGTCCGATGGCAAGCCCGTATCTTCTTTTTTTTTTAGCGGGCTGTACTTTTGGTCAAACTCTTCGCGAGACTTGGTGAAAAGTCCATCGCGAGAAACCACATCGAACACCTTTTGTCTGTACGATGGGTCTTCGTACTGAACCTGAAACTCCTCAAACGATTTGGTGTAGTAACCATCTCGCGACAGAGCGTCGTATAGCTTTTGAAGTTCGTCCATATTAGTCTAGTTCGCCTGTTCTACCCGCACCTGTTCCTCTCAAGTATGCTTCAGCAGTAGCTTTGGTAAGTTGTCCGTTAATGAAAGCCCTCAACGCTGCTGCTTGCTTTGCAGACTCAGCAGCATCTTCGTTGGTATTGACCGTAATGGTTGCCCCTGTCTCAGGGTTTGTAATCGTTATGTCATTGCCAAGTGTAGCAGTTGTGACAGTTAACCCTAATGGAGCAACAATAGCTTCAATGTCAGCCTTCACATCAGTATTTGTTTGGTCGAAGAAGAACTCGTCCTTAACTGCGGTAGCCGTGCGTCGAGCCACCTCCTCGACCGGGTCAACTTCAGGTGTTGGCCCCTCTCTTCGAGCCTCGAACGTAATCGTCTGACCTTGCTCATCGGTGAAGCCACCAAACTCAGCGTCTTGTGGGAACCTTCCTGCCGCCCTTGTCGCGTCATCAATATCCGCAATGCCGTGCAGCTCGACACCGACTCTAATCCAATCATCTTGCGTTGGATTCTCAGGGATAGCAATAGTTCTGTTCTTGGAAGGATTGGTATACACAAACTCAACCTGCTTGTCGCTAACCTTAATGTCAATCAAGCCGCTGTCAACAGCTTTCTGTGAGGAGAGGAGAGCATCAAGTGATGCTTGCTTTTGTTCGCCTTCCTTGTAATACAACTCTGACCACACGCCAACCAAGTCTTGAGCCTGCTGTTGGCTTGCCGCTGTTTTTTCTTGCTGCGCTGTCGGACGAGTAAAGTCTGCTACAGGTGTAACCTGACCAATCTCTCTGTCGAGCTTGTTACGCAGGCTGTCACGAATGGCTTGAGCTACTGCCTCTTCCTGTTCAGGAGTGTATTCAGCAATAAGCTGTCCCGTCTTCGGGTCTTTTCTCAAGAGGATTTCATTCTCAGCCCGCTCTTCGTTAAACGTAAACGTATACTCCTCACCGTTGGGAGCAAAGCTCATGCTGTTGGTTAGGATAGATGAGGTGTTAGACCACACGCTCATAATGTCTTGCACGAATCGGTCTTCACCCGCTGTGTAGACATTGAGTTCGGCTTCATATTTAATGGCATCAGCCTCGCTCATGCCCAAATCCATAAGCTCTTGCTTAGTGAATCCCTTAAAGAATGGGTCAGATGTTTTAGTGATAAGACCCTTGGCAAGTTCGCTTCCGTAAGTTCTTGAGATGGTATCCCACGTTCCAACACTACCCGCAAACTCTGTGGTTGCTGCGTCAAGGTCGTACTTGTCGTAGCGACGAGCAAGGAGATTTTGCAATGACGTAACGCTGCGAACCTTGTTGGGGTCGTTGATGATTTTGCCATTCTCATCTACATCAGCCACACTAAGCATTCCTGTTTCAGGGTTAACGACAACTGATGTCTGTTGGAAGTTCCCGAAGTTCTCCAACTCAGCCATAGCCCACTGCTCCAAGTCCTGAGACTCTCCGTTCTCAAACCTGTCCATGCGCTCTTTGAACTCCTTATTGTACTCTCCAAACACATTTATCAAGCCGTCCGTTCCATCGACAAGGTTCTGACGCATGACGGTGTAGTCACGAGGATTCAATGCTCCTGACTTCAGCATCCTGTCCTGCATCAACATCTGCTGCTGCATCTCTCCTGCAGCGTTAAGCCACCACTGATTCGCGGTGGCACTCTGCCCTTGGTCTACATCGTTGAGGGTTTGCTGATACTGCCGAGAGGCTTCGTCAATCGCGGCCTTCTTTTCTTCACGGACGCGGGCCTCTTCAGTGAGCATGTCACTAAAGTTCTTGCCGACCTCAGCCCAATTGATTTGGGTTTCTGCAGCAGTAGGCTGCGCCTTAAAGTACGTCTTTGCCATTATCGTCCTGTTACTGTTGTGCCGCTACCGATGTTGTAGAAGGCATCCATACCACCGGGCATCAAGTTCGCATAGTAATCAGCGTTGAACAACAGCCCTCTCTGCTGAGGCGTAAGGCTCTTTTCAAAAGCCTTAAAATCTCTTCGTCCCATTGCCCCTACTGTGTCTAAATCTGCTTGGGTAAGGTTTGCTTTTTTGAGAGTTTCCGCATCGAAGCCTGTCGATGTAAGAGCAGCCTGTCTAGCACCCGCTCCTTGCTTCTGATACAAGGGAACCATGCTCAAGCCCTGTTGTGCCGTTGAAGCTACACCCTCAATGCCTTGTTGAATAGCTTGTGACCTTGCACGAGCTGCGTCAGCCGCAGCCATCTGTGCGCCCTCAGCCTCAGCGAGGTCAAGGTTGACACCAATATCTCTCAAGCGGCTTGCTTCCTCAGCCGTGGCAGCCTCAAGGTTGAACAGGTCTTCAGCCATCTTGGTGCGCTGCTCGGCCTGTGCCTCTGAAGCCACCTGCTGAACCTGACCTGCCGTGGCAGCTACGCCACGCTGAGAACCTTCAACGGCAGCCTGCGTAGCCTGTGCTGTTCCAACATTGATGGCCTCCATCTCGCGCTCGTATGCTTCGAGCGGGATAGACAGCGACTCCATGTAGTTCTTTTCAAGAGACCTTCGTGCGCTTGCCATCTTTTTAGCGGCTTCGCGCTCGGCCTTACGCTGTGCTTTCTTCTGCTTGCCTGCTTGAATAAAAGAACTTGTAGTAGTTCCCGCTGTGATAGCCAAGCTCGTTGCCGCTGCAATAGTTGTAAATGCTGCCATCTTACAATGCTTTAATCATTTCCTTGTTGTACGAATCTCCTGCGGTGTAGCCAAGTTTTTCATAGGTGCTAACAAGACCATTGTGCTTCAGCAATGCGTAAACAAACTTTGCCCCGTTTGATTGGCAGATATTTGTAAGCGATTCTACAAGCATACTTATAGCTTCTGACCTACGGTCTCGATACTTCTTGTTCGATATAATCCAATCAACCCAAGCAACTTTGGAGTTCGTTACGTAAATAAAACCTGCACACACAGGAGTGTTGCCGTCATAAACTATCATTCCTCCCGTGCCATTATCAGGCAGAAAGTCCCGATTTGGAGGAGTCCAATCCCAATCTTTCCACCAATCAACGAGAATGTCCTCGTAATCAGTTTCTTTTAGGACTCGAATAGTTAATTCCATGCACCAACAAAGATACGGAATTATCAGGGATAGCTTTTCATTACATCAGACTGTACAGCGAACAGCTCACCCTGTGTCCTTCCGGGGTGCGTAAGGGTGGTAAGTGCATAGTGACCCAACACCCCGTGCGACTCAGCAATTTGGTTGCGAGCAAACAAACAATATGTATTTGGAGCGGGTAAACTACCCCCCGTAACAGTGGTGTCAACAACAAGTTGGTTGATACCTGCCTGCGCATTTACGTTGACTGCAGTAATCTGTCCTATCAATATCGGTGTAGACCCTCCCTGATACAGCATATCGCCCACGTTTCCGGGAGTTGTAGGCGTTCCATTGATACCGCTAAGGCTTACTTCTTGTTGGAAGTTTACCACTACGGCTGCGGGGTCGGTTAAGTTTATAGTGCTACATGCGCCAATACCCTGCGCTGAACGGAGCCTGAAGTTGACGTCTGCGTCTTGGTTTCTGACGAAGGCAAAGAACGTCTGCTCCTTGACCTCGAAGTAATCAGCGGGCATAGCGAATGAGGTCTGAATGTCAGTAACCATCTGTGCGGCCCATCTTTCAGCACCCTGCAAAGCCAAGGTCTTGTACAGCTTGTTGTCAAGCGGCTGTGAGTTGAACGGTGTAGTTACCGTGCTGTTGTAAACCGTACCGTAGAAGTTGTTCCTCTCCGTGTTGGTGCTGTGCCTGTACAAATTACCGCCTGAGAACGTATAAAAGTGGCTGTTCATGCCCACCATATAGTCGGGCACGTAGCTGTAGAACGAAGGCCATCCTTGGATGCGTCCGTCCGTGTCGTATGTCAGGGTGTAATTAGCTAATGGTACAGGCATATCTGTTCTTTTGGTGTGTCTTCAAGGACACGATTACGGGCATGTTCCTACTTGTGTTACAATACCATTCACCCCAACAGTAAAGAATCCACCGTTAGTTGTTCCGTCATCGTAGGCATAAAATCCTTGCGCAAGAACCCCTGCGGCTTCGTCATCACCAAAAGCAAAGCTGTGCAGTTGAGGGTCACCGCCAACTGAACCGTCGGTGTGAACGAAGTACCCAACGTTGATAAGCACTCCTCCGCATGCTGAGGCTTGGTCGGGTGACCTACGTCCAATACTGATTCCTGTTATTCTTTGGGGACATTCAATCGTCGCCTCAAGCGTTGTGCCTCCACCACATGGAGCAAGCATCTCTAACTTGACATTATTTGGTGAAGTGTTAGGCTTGTTAATCACCATAACCATATTGCCGATGTTAGGCGAAACCTGCATCGCGTTTGCAGGTATGGTGAAAGACGTAGACCCACTAGACGAAACCCAACTGTTTCCGTTTGCTACAAAGTTGTCAGCGTTGACTACACCGGGAACTTGTGGGCATGTCGAAGCGGTTTGGCCTACGATAGTAAAGTCCCCGCTTCCTACTGCCTGACGTTGTCCCGTCACCGCTGCCGAAAGCAGGTTGGTAACAGTCCCGTCGTATGTCGCTCTAATACCCACAGGGCTACTAGGCGCAGGGAACGAAATAACTATAGCTCCCTGAGCAGCACCCACAAGGCAATCCCACACACCGTATGCTTCCTTAGAGAACAGACCTGATACAGGGTTTCTTCCACAGCCGGGCGTGCAAGCAGCACACGTCGAAGGTGGTGATAGAGTAGCAGTAGAGCCTGATGTTGTTTGGAACCTGTAGATACCAATGCCACCCGCATTAGCATCAGAGTAGTACCCTGTAGGTGCGGGCGTAGTAAGCGCAGCATCGGTGTAGATGGTGGTTGCTCCCGCAAGGTCAGGCGCATCAAGATAAACGGTTACCACTGTTCTGCAGCAGCACGCAAGTTCAGGCTTGCTACCGTCGTAGCAGAGATTTGTCGCACCCGATGCCTGACGGTAGTCGTAAACGAGGTACAGATTGTCTCTTGTCGATGACGCAAGGTTGGTAAAGCTACCGAAGGTGTACGGTAAGCCGATGCCTGATGTTGGAATCAAACCACCGAAACCTGCAGGTGGGCTTGCAATAGCCGCAAGGAGACTGTTGATGCCTGCTTGCGTATTGGCATAGCTAACATTGGTTCTCAAGTACGAAAACTGTGTTCCCGGCTGCGTCACATAAGTGTCTGAGCCGAACCTGTTTCCGGCCACGGTAACAGTAGACCCTCCGCTTGGAATAAATCCACTGCCCTTAAGACCTGTAAAGATGTCGTACTGACTAACCACAGGCGCGATACCTGAGTTGCTGAACGTAACCTGCGTGGAAGATGTGGGCGACGTGTACGTACCCTGTCCAAAGGAGAACTCGTTGTGGATGAGTTCACCTGCATCAGACGCGCTTGTCAAGCATACCTGAATAACGTTGAGGGTCTCTGCGTCAGGGCACTTGACCGTAATCAGCACCGTGCCGTTAGACCCCGCGCCACCGACAGTCAAAATGCCTGTCGTAGGAGTGGGGTTGGGCTTGGGAACAGTAAGCGTACCAATAGTCGGAGAAGACTGTGCTGTTGTATTATAGGTAACACCGTCGTACTGAAATCTCAGGTCATTAAAGTTGCCCGTGCCTACAAACTGATAGGTGATAACAACGTCTCCCGTGGTAGTACCAAGGTCGTAGGTCGCAGTAGCAGTTGCACCGCTATCCACGTTGAATGTTTGTGATGTACCGCAAGGAAGCTCCTTCTTTTCTGAAGGCAGATTCGCGAGGTTGGAACTCAAGACGTACTCACCCGCGTAAGGGTCGTAGGCTCCGAGCTTCTGTTTGTTGAAAGACACTTGGAACAGTTCCCTAAACCATGTGCTCATCCCTTGGTCAGAGATGACGTTGAGCTGTTCGTTCTGCGCACCTGAGCCACGGAGCTGAATGACAACACCGCGCTTGGCATCGGTAAAGAACTTGTCATACCCGTACTCTGCGTAGCTCTCAGGATTGTTGGAGATACCGTACTCTTCGGTACGAGCAATTTGCGTTCCGAGAACTTCAGGGATAGACGTGACATCACCTCCGCCCACAGCATCGGACAGCAAGTTCTTGCCTGCGAGGACATAAGAAATCTTATCCTCTTGCAAGACAAGCACATCGGTTTCGCGACCCGCCATCTTTCTGACGTAACCGAACCGCTGCTCAAGAGGCTTGAAGTTCAAAAGGCCAAGGTTGAACTCATTGGTCTTATTGACGTTGCTCTCTTGGTTGTAGACACCGCTATACGTAATGTCAGCGTATCGTCTAACCTGCTTGTAGTCCTGACCCTGCGTAGCTGTCACCCTGTTGCCAAGGTTAAAGTCCTTACCCACAATAGAGTCGCGCACCTTGTAGCTTTCTACGCCATTACCATAGGTGTAGCAGTTGTAAAATGCTGTATCCACAATGGCCGACTGCGTAGACGTTTGGTCTTGAACATTGCCCTCGTGGAATCCATTGGTGATAGGGTAAGACACTGAGGACTCAAAGAAGATGTCAGGCTGTGCATCAGCAGGCAACGTCTCGAAAACCAACAGGTCAATTGCTCGACGCACCGTGATACGACCTTTGAGGCGTGAAGTCTTATTGTTGTTGCTGCCGCAGCATATCGTGCCACGGAAACCGAGATACTTTCTTCCGCTTGGGTACGTTAGCACGCAAGCACCGAACTCGCTCTGAGCCAAGCCCGAAGGGATGCCAATGGTATCAAGGTCGTTCGGAACGCGCATGTCGTCCTTGCCGTTACCCGTGTCAAAGTTGGCTGAACCTGAACCTGAAATAGTTGAGGGGTCGTTAGGTGAAGATGGTGAGGCTGACCCTGCGTTCTTTACAAGACCAACACCTCCGCCTCCTGTATAGAAGTCCTCATTGATGAGGGCGGTAATAATATCATCGCCTGCGAACCAATCAGCAAGGCTGCTGTAGTTCTGCGTAACAGTAAACTGCAGGTCGTCAATGTCGATTCTTCTTTCCTCACAGACATTACCCGTACCAATCCTATCACCCTGTAGCTTGATGGTTACAATAGAGCCTGCAGGCACATTGTAATCCGAACCCGGCCCTGAGTTACCACCCGAAGGGTTGCCCATAGGGTCGTTGAGAGGCAACAAGATGTATGGTGCTCTATCAGTACCAATGTTAAAGAAGTCCTCCGCCTTGGCCTCCACCATGCCCGTGTCCTTCAAAGACCCCGGTGATGCGTTGAGTGCAAGACCGTCAGTGCTGATAACCATATAGGTTCCCGTCACGCCATCGTTGCCCGGAAGCTCGTCGGCCTGCATGACCTTCTTCTCAAGGACAGTAACATACAGGCACTCATTGACAGGGCCGCTTGTGTCGGCCTTGACAATAAGCCTGTCACCCTCTTCCACCTTACGAGGGTTCTCGCCTTGAAGCAAGATGTAAGCCCTGTTTTGAGTTGAGTCAAGAAAGAAAGTGTTCGAGTAGATGGTATTGTACCCTGCTTCGTCGGGCTTGATGCCAAACTTATACCTAGTAGCCCACGCGGGAGGTTTTTGGCTCGTAGGAATCTCTACCCTAATCTGATTCTTGGTATCGCTTGCAGAGCATGGAACGTGAACAGCGTTGTTGTTGCTTACAAGGGCCGTAGTAGACCTGTTGTACTCGTCCATGTACATGATGCCCACCTCATAGCCTCGGTTGCTGTGAAGGCTTTCTGCTGTCCCTGCAGGAAAGAAGGTCACCTTTGTTGCAGCGGTATCAAATCGGTAGAAAAAGAAAGAGTCGCTTGCGGGCGAAGCAGGATTGTCTGTGTATCTCAGACCGGGAAATACCACTTGGCAGTTATTGCCCGCAGTTTGAGCAAATGAGACAGGCTCAGGTTGAGCGATGGTGGTAGCTGAGGTGATGCCTGTAGTTACCAATGTAAATGAACCCAACTGCTGCTCTCTACCGCAGTTATAGCTGTCTGTAAGTGTTCCTCCATCACATGATGTTGATGCACCGCCCCCGTCGTAAACGGGCAAAATGTTGGTCAAAGTACCAACCTGATTTTGGAAGTTGGCACTGCCCATCCAATCAGCCAATGTGTTATAGTTGGCGTTCAGAATAAAAGTAGCAGTAATAGTTTGGGGCGAACCGCTTGTGCCGGGAGGCACTTGCGAAGGAAATGGCCCCGGCCCCACCTCTTGTGGAGAACCTGACTCTACGTAAATCTGAAACTCAAACTCCATGACGCTGCCCGCCGTAAGCCTGCTGTTGCCCTGACCATCAACACAGAAAGGGGTAAGGTCAATAATCTGCCCGGCATCAGTCACGGTTTGAGACGAACCACCCGTCACGCTTTGTGGAAGGGTGTATGTAACTGCGCCCCCACTAACGTTGGCAGGAGGCAGGTTTTCTTGAGACAGGGTGCTTTCCTTCAGCGTACAGATGTAGTTGAGCTGCGTAGAGTTGCCGCTGCTATCTATAAGGTCATAGCCCTCAAGATAGTTGCCGTACATAAGCCTGTTGCCCATAAGCGTTTGCGCCTGAGCCAACAGGGGTACGTTGTCGTACAACCTTAGAATCTCAGAGTTCGGCAGAATCGTAAAGATTTTGCTGTCGCTGAAGTTGAACGTCAGGTCGTTGTTGTCAGGCAGGCCGAGCTTCGCTTTGTCGAGCTTCTCGATGACCTTAATGGTGCTGTCATTGGCCTCCTTAAACAGGATGTCAATGCCCTTAACAAGGCTGCCACCTGTGTTGTATGTAATGGTAGCGTTGTTGTGCTTGTTAACGAACCCCTCATTGAGGTAGCTCTTGGGCGTAAAGTCAAAAGATTTGGGCGTAAAGACAGGCGTAGAAAACTGCGACGTAGCCGAGTATTCGTTGTCGTCATATCTCCACCTGTAAGCAAAGCAGATAAACCTCTCCTCCATGAACGTAGAAGAGATGTTGCTGTTAAAGCTAGAGTTCACCAAAGGCGATGTAACAGGTGCTCTCTTGATGACGAGAAGCTCGTCAGGTGTGATGGTGTCTACATCACCACTTGTTGGCTCACCGTAAGTGCGCGTAACATTGATGCGCCTTGGTGGGTTGTAATCGTCTGTAAAGAACAGAAGGTCATCAATCAAGCTAACCCCCGTAATAAGATATTTAGGGCTGAAGTTCAACGTGGTTTTGACACCACCACCGTCATCCATGCTGATGACATGGTATGTGGTAACCTGAGTGCTCGTGTTGAACGAGACAATAAGGTCGAGCTTGCCCGTATTGCTTGATGCTGCAAAAGCAGGGTCATGCACGAACCAATAGAGAGTCTCTGTTGAGCCGTCCTCAAGCGCACCGATGCATCGAGCCGATGTGCTCAGGGGTGTGTTTTGGACTTGAAGGGTGGTGAGCTGCGTATTGCCAAGGGTAGTTTCAATGACACCCATCTCATCTTCCTCGGTAGACCCGACTCGGATATTCAACGCATCAGTGTACTCGCCATCGGGAACAAGACGTTCGTCAAGTTCCTTGTTCATCTTACCCTTGGTAAACGTCCTTAAGTCCTTTGCCATTACTTAATCCACTTATCCATTCCACGGAGGTTCATCAACAATCTGCCGGGATGGATATTACTGATTCTGATTTTAGCGTTGCGCAACAGCGCACCCTTTCTTTTGCGTGCTCTGTTGACCACATACTCCTGCACACCCAACTTGCTGTTCAAGATGGCGTACTCGATGTATGCGTAAACAAAGTCTTCAAAGAGCTTGTTGATGTGAACCTTGCTGTCGTCCCCATTCTCCATGCCGTCTGACACGTACTCAAGAACCACAGATGCTCCCGTTCCGATGTTAGAGCTGAAGTTGATTACGCCTGATGCTCGGTCAATGGCAAAGGTCGGATTGGCATTCGCCGTCTCCGTGTTGAGCGCATACCACGCCCCACCGAAAGGAGTCTCAAAGTACCAATGGCCTCCTACGAAGTATCCCTCGAAACCATCGAAGGGGTGACCCGTATTGAGGTAGATGCTTTTCTTACCTCCCGTGATGCGTTGGTAGTCAATCTCTGAGAACTCAGGAGACAGAGCATTGCCGTCCACATCAAACAAGATGCGTTCGTTGTTGTCCTGCAGGTATGACTTGGCGTAGTTGACCTGAATGTTTTCGGTCAGCGGGTACAGGTATCCATTCTTGTACATGGAGATGCGAACCCAATTCACAAAGTCAGATGGCAGGATAAACCTGTATTGGTCTGTGATGGTAAGCTGCAAAACCTTCAGCTCCTTGAAGGCATCGTAGTTAAGCTCCTGAATGGCACGCTTGGCATGAAACAGAACCTTGTATCTCTCTTCGTTGTTGACAAGGCTGTGGTTGCCTGAGTACATCAACATGAAGTTGTTGACAATATCGTACAGGGAAACGTACTGATAGGAACCCCAATTGGCTCCTTCAGGATTTGCTCCCCCGTTCTCGTAATACTGAAACTGATTGATGTACGCCATTATCCTTCTTTTTGTTGCTCCTTGGTTTCTTCACCCGTAGCAAAGCCAAAGACTTCAGGCTCTCTAATCGTAATACCTGCGTACTGAAGAATCTTCATAGTGAGATTGTTCTCCTCATCAAGCGGCACTTCAAAGTCTTGGAAGTCACTCGCTGTTTGATTGAACACAGGCTCACCTCCACCAAGAGTTACATACGTCCAATTCGGGTCTTTAGGATACCTAAAGTATTGAGCAATCACCCGACCCGCTGTCATATTGGTGCTTGGGAAGACCTGAACTGAAGTCTCCTCAGAGGTGTACGCAGGGTACTCAAGTGTAGGAGCAGTGTAGATGGAGTTGTTGAGCATAGTAATCTTGCTATGCGTCACCTTTTCTGCCTCGTTCTGTTGAGTGTTTGCGCTGAAGATGGTGTAGGGGAAACCTGCTGCGCTAAGGACAGTTCCTGTAACAGTAATCTGTGTGTTCGAATTAACAGATACCACGGTCACGTACTGAACGCCCTGCGTCGCTGTCTCCACTCCTACAATATCTCCGGCTACAATAGTGTCTGACGAAAAAGTAGCTCCACTATCAGTCAAAATGTTGTTGCCCGGCCCCGTAAACCCTGTGGTCGTACCTGAAGTCACGATGCCCTTATACACAAGGAGCTTGTTAACAAGGTAGTAGTCGCTACCTGTGGTGGCTGCTGATGGCATCAGGTACTGCCCTGCTGCGGTTGTATCGAGGTTGAGTCCACGAGTCACAGAAAACAAGTCCATCGACTCCTCGATGCCCTTCGCCAAGTCCGCAATACCCGTGCCTGACTGTCGGGCGTTTTCCTTGTTTATCTGATAGTTGTACTGATAAAAATAACTTTCGAAGATATCTAGCTGTGCCTGCTTTGCAAATAGATTGAAGTCAGCAGGTGAGAGATAACCGTAGTTATTCTTGTTTAGCACAGACAGAACAGATTGTCTGACTGAGTTAATCATTGCCTCGTTTTAGGCAAAGATACGGAATTAAAAAGCAGAGGGCTTTTGGCTTACGGCCAAGGAACGATAGCTCTTGCGAACCTGTCAATCGGAAACCTAAAGTTTACCACAGCAACAGACTGCTGTCCTCGAAGCACAGAATCCCACGCATCAATCAGAGCCTGCACATTTGTTTGGTCTG